TTTCATCAACTTGCTCTTTAAAAAAATTTTCTATTTGCTGTAAAAGGTCTGTTTTAGTTCTTCTTCTATCTAACTCTATACTATGCTCTCGCATAAAAAGCTCTAATTCTTTTTTATTCATAGATTTGTAATCAGGAACAATCATCGTTTCTTCTTTCGTTGTAACGATCTCTGTTCCATTAATCATTGCAAGAGCTTCTGATTTTGTCATGCTTGGTGTCGGTAGAGGTCTTCCACCTTTTACATATCTTAAATTATAAAGTTTTTCTCCATCTTCATTTTGCCCAACGTGAAACATTTCTATATCACTCATTTTGTTAATCCTTTTGTTTTTTCATAACTGCGTAATCCACCAATGCCAAGTAATCCTCCTAAAGTTGTAAGGAGAGTAGACATATCAAATTCTGGCAATTTAGGAAGCTCCAATCCAAGCACCGTTAGAACAAAAACAAGTAGTGGCTGAATAACAAAGTGATATGCAAACGCAATTCCACATACCCAACCCACAAACGGTCTCCATCCACCTTTGAACAAGCTGCCACTTGCAGCTTCTGCTTTATTAATTTCTAGTTGAGACAACAATGCCTGTTGAGCGTGGGTGTCGGACATGGTGGCAATCTCGTGAGCCAACTTAGCTTTTTGATCTTTGTCTTGGATTACTTTATCTAGGATAGAAGTTACTGGACCAACAAGAGTATTAATTAAGCTCATTTTTAAAAATCCCTATATCGATGTTTCCTGAAATAGATATTCTTTCACCTTTGCTCTCGTAAAATGGAAAGACTTCATGTTTCATTTCTGATGGAAAAATGACCATGTAACCTTCAGATTCTTTTTCCATGTTATAAATAAATTGAGATAACCGACCTAATGAATTTGTGTAGTTAAATGCAAAGTTAGATATACTGCCACTGGCATTAGATTCAGCACATATCGGAAGCTTCTTCTGCTCTTCATAAGATGTGGGAATCTGCATCCATATAACAAAACTATAGACACCGCTGTGATCGTGAGGTGGATTAAACTCGTGCTTCTTTTGAAAGTTTACCCACAAGCTTTCTAAGTTAAATCCTTCACCTTCTTTCATTGTGGTTCTCCAAGGAGCACCATACGATTTAATATGACTATCAATAAAGCTAGGCAAAATATCTTTCATAAAATCTGCAATCAGAGGAGAACTTCCGTCCAACCGAATAGATGAGCTAATATTTCCTGCCAATTCACTTTTCATATCTTCTGGTTTTTTCTTTGCTTCTTTAATAAGTTTCCAAATACTCTTAATTATATCTTCTGGTAGTTTTCCTTCCACTACTCCAATGTTTGGGAAGTTTCTTTGTATAAGTTCCATTATCGAGCCTTTCCTCTAGGTTGTTAACTTCTTTTTAATCTTAATTCCTCTAAATTTTTTTCTTTTTTACCTCCGTCATATGTCCAAGCATACCCTCTATAAACCATTTCTTCGTTTAAGTTTGTTTCACCACAGAATAAATATCCAAGCATACGACCATACTTGCCATCTTTTTCAGTTCTAACTTTTAATCCAGAAGCGATGCCATCTTCTAACCGTCTTTTGAGAAAATCTTTTGCTTCTAGACCCATAGCCTTTTCTTCTAGATCTCTAGTGCGAGACTCAGGAGTATCTATCCCTGCCAAACGCACACGTTCTTTTTTAGAAAGGTTAAATCCAAGATCAATAACAATGTCTATGGTATCTCCATCAACTACTTTTACAATTTCTTTAATGGCATATTCATACATTTTACATCCTGTAAAGTATTGCTAACAACAGAAGAATAATTGAAGTAGCAGACCCAACTGCCCAAGCTTCAATCCGCTTAATACGATTATACAAGTCTTTAAACTGAATATGGATCTCAGTCTCCAAAGCAACGACCCTTTTGTCGATTTCTGCAACCTCAGTTGGAATACCTGTTGTTTTGCTTCTCATTAGCCTACAAACGTAGTTCCTGCTGATATTGCAGCTTTAATTTTAGTCATGTCTTCACTGCCCCAATCATCTCTAGCCATCATGTCAACAAGGTAGTCCATTGAGCGTGACACTCTCGCTTTCTTACCTGCTGTATCTAAGTCATTACAAAAATCGTCATCGTCATCAATTACGGCTGTAATAACCTTTGCACCATCTAAACACGCTGCGTGGTTCTGTGCCTTGAGTTCGTCTGTTCTTGCTTCTGCCATTGGTTTTCTCCTTTATCCAATATATGCTTTGCCGTCTGTAACTGCTTTATTCGCATCAGTAAAATCTTCATTGCCATTCCAATCTGAATAACCCAAAAAGTTTTCTAACCCTGTGTAGTGATCAAAAACCATACTCTTTTTTTGCTCTTCTGAATATTCAGTATTAATGTTGCCTGAAATAGTTTGTGTAATGGCTGTCACTATTTGACTCATAGCCACAATGTCTTTCGCAAGACATTTAGCTGTTCTTGTGCCATCTTCATTGTACCATTCACGCAATGGATCATCTACCATTTTTCAACTCCTTTATTTCTGCTTTTAATTCATCAACTTGTGCAGATAATTCTTGCACTGCTTTTATTAGAGGGTGGACAAACATCTCTTGAGATATTCTTTGTGACCCATCTTTTTCTTCTGCCCAGCCACCGAAAGTATCTACACCTTGATTATCTAAGGCTTCTTTAACCTCTTGAGCAATCATACCATGCAACTTAATATCAGTTTTCATTTTAGAAACAGTAGGGTGATAGTCGTTGTAATGCTCAGGAAACTCTGTATTTGGTTTCCAGTTAAAAGTTACTGTTCTTAAATCGTTAATAAAGTCTAAACCTAGAGTATCATTTTCAATGTTGGTTTTTTTATGAACATCAGAACTCCTTGAAAAGGAAGCATTGGTAGCAAAGTTGTTTGAAACTACATTGCTTGCCTTACCAAAAGCAAATTGATTGTCCTCAGTAGTAGCCATGTCAAGCCCTATAGCAATTTGATTAGAAGCTCCTGCAGCAGAAACATCTGTGCTAAATCCAATCGCAATACAACTACTACCAGTTGTTAAGCTATTTGCAGTATCTCGCCCAACACAAACGTGAGCACCGCCTGTCGTAATATTTTGACCTGCCTCTGCTCCAAATAAAGCATTACTCCCTGAAGTTTGAACGTCTAAACCTGCTGCATAACCAAAAGCCGTATTGTAGTTGTTTGTATTGGTTGAATTATTAAAGTTTTGTAAACAAGCAGAACCCATAGCCGTAACTAATTGTCCTCCAACATTCGTTAACAAACAAGCATTGCCTACGCCAGTATTACTAACTGAAACTGTATTTGCTTTTTGAGCTCTGTAACCTACAGATGTATTACTAGACAAAGTATACGCAGCAGCAGCTTCAAACCCAATGGCTGTATTACTATTCCCACAGTTTGCAGAAAGAGCCCCTTTACCAACAGCAACATTGTTAGCTCCGTCATCAGTACCATCACCTGCTTCAGAGCCAATAAAAGTGTTATCTGCTCCTGTAGTGATAGCACCTCCTGCAGCTCTACCAACTGCGGTGTTTTCATCTGCTGTTTGAGCTAAAGCTAAAGTACCAGTACCTACGGCAGTATTACGATTGCCTGTTGTATTTGTTTGTAATGCTTCAAGACCAACAGCAGTATTGTTATCGCCTTCTGTATTTGATTGAAGTGCATCTTTACCTACAGCTACACCGTTAGTACCTGATGTGTTAGCAGATAAAGCAGCATACCCAACTGCTGTAATATTAGATACTCCCGTAATCGCATCACCTGCTTGACCACCAATGAGGGTGTTATATTGTCCTGTTGTGACTGAAAAGCCTGCTGCGTAACCAACTGCTGTGTTGTAACTGTCTGTAGCTGTAGTAAAGTTTGTTGCATTCAAAGCTGCGTAACCAATAGCGGTTGTTCTACTACCCAATGTATCATTTGATAATGCTGCATAACCTACCACAGTATTTAACTGACCCGCAGTTAAAGCATCTCCACAGAAATTGCCTATGAGGGTATTTGATCCCGCAGTTGTTTGTGATGATCCTGCTGAAGAGCCGATTAGAGTGTTATTTAACCCTGTTGTGACTGCTCCACCTGCATTAAAACCAACTGCTGTATTATGACTATCGGTTGCTGTTGTGAAGTTTTGTGTTTCTAATGCTGCAAAACCTAATGCAGTACTTTTACTACCTAAAGTATCTGTTGATAAGGCTGCATAACCCATTGCTACATTGTAGTCAGCATCGGTTAATGCGTCACCTGCAACACCACCTAGGAGGGTGTTCTGTACACCTGTTGTTACTGCTGCACCTGTTTCAAAACCAACTGCTGTATTATAAGTATTCGTAGCTGTTGTGAAGTTTTGTGAAAATAAAGCATTTGTACCAATAGCAGTAGAACGACTGCCTAAAGTATCTGTAGTTAAAGCGGACACGCCTAAAGCTACATTAAAATCTGCATCCGTAAGGGCATCACCTGCTAATGCACCAATGAGGGTGCTGTTTACGCCTGTTGTGACAGAAATACCTACATTAGAACCCATAAAAGTGTTGTAGTCTCCATCTGTTATATTTGCTCCTGCTGATGCTCCCACTAAAGTATTAGAAAAACCTGTTGTTATATCTAATCCTGCTTGATAGCCAACAGCCACATTACCTGCATCACCTGCATCTTGAGTCTTTAAGGCTTGATAACCTACAGCAGTATTAAAACCACCTGCATCTTCAGTCTTTAATGCTTCAAAACCCACAGCCACATTATTGTCACCAGTAGTCAAAGCCGTTCCTGCTTCATCACCGACGACAGTGTTGTAATTACCGCCACTCGCTATTGAGTTACCTGCGTTGACACCTGCTCTGAAGTTAGATGTACCTGCTGAAGCAGTAATAATATCTGCACCATCTGCAAAGGTAACGTCTGCTGCAAAGTTA